CTGCCATATCTTCCTTACATTTAAGGGGCATCACCTATACACCACTTCCACCCCCATTCTCTTCAAGTGTGCATCCAGTGTTTTTATATTACAATTAAAGTATCGGGAGATAAAGACCTTGCTTTTCCCTTGCTTTAGCAATTTTATGATTTCTTTTTCGTGGGGGAAAAGCAAATGATGATGGTGCCGAGTAGACTTGAGCTTCTCCTTGTTCTCCTCAAGTATGGCAGGCTTGTCTACATCAACAACAATGCCTTTTTCTCGAAGTGTGTCTGCCTCCATCAATTGGTGGCGATATTGGTAAGCGGCTGCTTGGTATTCTACATGTGGTGCACGGTCGGTTGGGATTCGTTTCTTGATGATGACTTTTCGCTTCTTTCTTCTCTGGGGAACGGTTTTCTTTTCTGTGGTAATGTCTTTAGGTTTCCGTGGGCGTGGAGTATAGTTCCTAACTATCAGTCCTTCTCTTTCGAGATGCTTGTCAAGGGTGCTGTACTGGCACTTGACTTTCCGGCAGATGGCTGCTTTGCTGTATCCGTATTCGACCATGGTGCGTATAAGTTCCTTGTGTTTGTCGAGCTTGTGCTGGGAGTTTGTCCCTCCGGTTTTCCTTCCGAGTTTCATTCCAAGCGATTTTTTCCTTGCAAGTGCTTCTTTCGTGCGTTGTGAGATAAGGCTTCTCTCTATTTCGGAAGCCAGTGAGAAAGCAAATGCTATGACGTGGCTCTGTAGATTATCGCAAAGTTCAAAGCCTTCCTTCACGGTGATTACTCGGATTTTCTTCTTCATCAGATTGTCAAGGATAGACATAACCTCCAGCAACCGCCTGCCCAGTCTGGATATTTCCGAGGCTATAAGGGTATCGTCCTTCTTCATCTTCTTTAGCAGTGTCCCGAGCTTTCTCTTGTCCACATCCTTCATTCCGCTTATCGTCTCCTCGATGTATTGGTCTACATCTATCTGCCTTTTCCTGCAATAATTCTCTATCTCGAACCGCTGGTTTTCTACTGTCTGCTTGTCTGTGCTTACCCTAATGTATGCGTAAATCATTTTTTGTTATAAAGATAGCGATTTTGCCGAAAAAACGAACCTTTTGTAAAAGGTTCGTTCTGCGTCCATTGAAAGCTTCCTAATCTGTCCTTATAAGGTTAGCTTTGCATGTGAAAAAAGTTTGGATTAGTATGGTGTTTGACAGAATATTAGTATATTTGCAGTACCCGTATGAAGATGTACGGCACCGTAACTATGCACTTGGAATATCCGACATATATCAAAGCCTCTGAGCTGATGTTTTTTTGCATCCGGCTCGGGGGCTTTTGTTGTTTTTGACAGACAAAATTTTGGTTAGTTGTAGAGCGTATGAATTTATAATTTGAAACATTAGTATGAAAGATGTGATTTACAATTTTATCAACGAGCACATGATGACTCACATTGTACTGATTGCTTTGTGCATTGCGGCCACTATCGGTGCAATGTTCGTTGATTTGGTTTCCGGAGTGCTGAAAGCCCGTCAGAGGGGAGAGGCGAGGACTTCCACGGGATATAAGAAGACCGCCACCAAAGCAAGGAAGTATTTTACCCCGTTCATCGAATTGTGCTTTATCGACCTGCTCTGCTGTGTGGTTATCCCTTTCCCGGTTTTCTCGATGCTGTGGACTGGTTACTGTATCTTCTGTGAGTTCGTGTCGGTAAGGGAGAAGTCATGGGAGAAAGCGGAGCTGCGGAAAGCTGAGAAGACGATGAGTGTAATCATCGAGAACAAGGATGATATTGCCAAAATCATGGCTCAGGTATTGTTTGACAATGAAAAGGGAAAGGAGGAAAAGAAATGAGTTTACCAAGAGGTTTGAGAAACAATAATCCAGGAAATATCCGTAACAGTTCTACCGTATGGGTCGGAGAGATAACACCGAGTAAAGACAAGTCGTTCAAGCAGTTCAAGTCAATGGCATACGGTTATCGTGCCTTGATAAAACTTTTGCAGAACTACCGTAAACTGCACAACTGTAGAACTATCAGTGATTTCATTAATCGTTGGGCACCGCCTTGCGAGAATAATACTTCCGGTTATATCAATCGTGTATGCAGTGAGATGCAGGTGCCTAACACTTATATACCGGATATTGAGGATAAGGCTACGATGTGTGCTTTTGCAGCCGCTATTTCGCAGGTAGAGAACGGTGTTCCGGCTGTAATGTCTGATGTGGGAAACGGGTGGAACTTATTGTAAACGGCAATGTACTTCACAGCGGAAAGCCGTCGCACATACAAACAGTTTATCATTAAACAGAATAGCTATGAAAAGGTTCATTGAGAAATCGGATTGGCCGGAATTTTGGAGATTATTGTTTTGGCTTGCCGTCGGCTTGTCCGCTATGCTGTGGAGCATATTGCTTTCATCGTGTGGAAACATAAGATATGTCCCGGTGGAAACGGTGCGTACAGACAGCGTGTATAATACCGTTTACCGGCGTGACAGCATATATATGCGTGACAGCGTATATGTACTTGACAAGGGAGATACTGTCTATCAATTCAGGTATAAATACCTATTTGTGGATAAAGTCAAGCATGACACGCTTTATATCGAAAGGACAGACAGTGTTCAGGTCCCTTACCCGGTGGAGAAGGAATTGACCCGATGGCAGTCCTTCAAGCAGGAAGCGGGAGGTTTCGCTATTGCCACTATAGTAGTGGTACTACTGATAGTTTTTGGAAAAATGGTTTATAAGTTGAAGAAAGGAGGCTGACATGACTTAGCATTACTATCCGGGCGAGTAGAAGCGCCCATAGGAAAACTTATCGTAAAATGCGCTCTTTTCGGGGCTTAGAGTAAAAAGAAAGCCCCCAACGCTCAAATAATTATTGCCACATAAAAATTTGAAAAAGCATAAGATACCGCACGTTGGAGGCTTAATATCTTCAACACGGTATCTTGTGCTTTGTTCATGTATATATCAAGTTTTATGTGGCAGGGCAAAGATAAGCATAAAAATTAGAAAAAGCTATGTGCAAATCAGAAATCTTTGTCGAAACAATCAATCTCGTATCACAAGAAACCGAAATTCCGGCAGAACGTATCTTGTCTCCGGACAAGGACGCGGAAACGGTAGATGCCCGCTATCTCCTTGTATCCCTCCTTGCCGATAGGGGCATGTACCCTTCACAGATAGCAGTTCATATCCACAAGACCAAACGTGCGGTGAACTACATGATTTCCAATTTCCGTGAGCGCATGGAAGGTGGGAAAATGTTGAGAATATATTGGGAAAACATTAGGAAATCGTTGGGAAACAACTGATTTCCATACCGACAACAAGTATATACTTTTGTATTGCGGTTGATATTGACCGTAATAACAAAAGTATAAATCTCTATGGAAAGAACGTACGTTTTTAACCAGGACGGTGGAGCAGGTTCAAGCAACGGGCTGCTCGCATCCATTCTCCCCTCCCTGCAGAACAGAGGAATCGACACCGGCTATCTGATGGGCCTCATGGGAGGCAACGGCAACGGTGGCTTCTTCGGTAACAATGGTGGATTCCAGGACATCATTGCGCTTATCGTGATTGCAGCCATTTTCGGCAACGGTAACTTCGGATTCGGAGGCAACAACAACCAGGGAGCCAATGAAGGCCGGGAAATGATTATGCAGACACTTAACCGGAACGGTGTCGACATTGCAGCATTAGCACAAGCTGTGAACACATCATCAGACCAAATCCTTGCCGGAATCAATTCTGTATCACAAGCTATCTGTGGCCTCGGCAACCAGATGGGACAGAACACCAACAGCATCATTACAGCAATCATGCAAGGCAACAACGCTTTGACATCTCAAATCTGTAGCTGTTGCTGCGACATGAAACAGCTTGTAACCACACAAGGCTACGAGAGCAAGTTGGCTCTGTGCGACCAAACCCATACTTTGGTTAATGTGGCTAATCAGAACGCTCTGTCCTTGCGTGACGGTGCGACGGCCAACACCCAGGCTATCATCGCCAAACTGGATGCCATTCAGAACCAGGCATTGCAGGACAAGATTACTGCTCTTACTGCGGAAAAAGCCACTTTAACCGCCGAAATCTCCCAACGCAACCAGAATGCCACCATCCTGAATGCTGTAGGCCAGCAGATTGCTCCTTTGGCTGCCGGATTGCAGGCATTACAAAGCGATGTTGATGGAATCAAATGCAAGCTTCCAAATACTGTGAGTGTTCAATACCCCAATTTAACCGCTATTAATACAGATTGTTTCCGTGCAGCCGCCTACGGTGCATATATGGGTGACGCTGTATACGGACGTAGTGGATGTGGTTGCAATAACTACTGGGGTTAATCCCGGTGAGAAAGGAGGTAATCATGTGGCCTAACTTTTTTACTGGATTCCCTTTCCAGTTCCCCTCCCTCGGAAGAGTGAACTACAACACTCTCCCTACGGTGGCTGTAACGGTCGGCACAGAGAATGTCACTTTGGAATTGCCCAATCATGCGTTCCGTAACCGGGACTATGTGGGCGGTTTCTATGTCAGTCTCCGTCAGGCGATACCTGCAGGAACGACGGCTACTCTGCCGATACTTATAGGGACCAACGGGGACACGAGACCGTTGCTGGCTTACAACAATGAGCCGGTGACTGTCGGAAACCTTGCCGGGACCGGTATCTACGAAATCCACTATAACAAGTACACCAATGAGCTGTTCTTTGTCAATGGTGGGTATCGTCCGACAACGACAACGGCTCCGACAGCCGAAACAATCGCTCAGAAGAGCAAGTAGTTAACATGGGGTTTTGTGGCTGTCCGGGAAAGCCGGATAGCCGCACACTCCTTTAAAATCAAACCAATATGTTTCAAAATCTACGAGTTAACAGTACATTATATCTTCTTCACAGAGGGGCAAATCCAAATTTGGAATGCGGGCAAGTCGTTAATGTAAGCCCTATAAAAACTATATATAAGACTGTTCCCAACATGCCTTATCCACAGCCGGTCCAGGTTATTGATTTTGTCGTGAATATAAACGGGCAGAATGTTAATTTGCAGGAGATACCGGCTAATGCCAATATTGCCGATGATGTTAAAACGGGGATGCTGATTACTGGTTCAAGAGACGAGATGAACACCGAGGTCCTTACTATGAAACAGAAGAGTGAGGATGTTCTAAAAAGCGTGGAATATCATCAGAACTTTCTTAGGG